AACATTTTGTTTAAAACGTTTGCATCTTCTTTCTTAAGAATCATTTGTTTGCCGTCTTTAAACTTAAGAATACCCTGCGCAAATGCTTCATCTAAAGATTCAGTACCTTCGTTGGTAGTAATCTTATCTTGACCACGTTCATCAGTCTTGTTATCTTTGGCTGTTTTGAAAACAGTACGTGTTTTACCATCTGTACCAGTAGTAGTTACACCCTTTTTAAGAGCAGACATAGTAGTTTCGTCTAAGTCTTCTTTTTGGATGTGCTTAGGCTTGAACATACGGTTATCAGAAGCAGGATGCATATCGCCAGCTTTCTTAGCAGCTGCATGTCCTTTTTTAATTGCTTCACCAGTATTACGAGCTTTTACGGTATATGATTTAGTTGACTTAGTTGGATGTTGAATTTTCCAATTAGAATACTCTTCCAACTCTTCCAACTCTTCGACTGATTCATTTTTCTTTTTCTTTTTGGCTCTTAACTTTGCAAAGTCGTCTCCATCAATATCACCGTCTTTGTCGTGGTCAAGTTCTTTTTGTCCACCAACTAGTGCTTCTGTTTTTACAACTAGTGCTTCTGCGAATGCGCCATCAATTGCTGCGTTCATGCCGTATGGGTATGCTAAATCGTAATTAGCAGATCCTTTTTGATCAGCAGGACGAGCAGCTTTAGGACTACCATCGCCTTCAACCGGTGCAATGTCACCAGTAAACTGGGCATCTAATGCTACAGGGTGGGGAGCAACTTCGTATGTGTGTTGATCCTTAAATGCTTTTTCTTCTGGGGAATTTGGTTGAGCAACTTCCGCAATAACTTGTCTAAAGGACTTCATTTGAAATCTCCATTTACTTTAATTTGATTATATTTATCCATTAACGACTTTTGAATCTCGTGGATCTGCATTACTTTGATTTTGTGGATCTGCATCTTCATCATCATCTTCTGCAGGAGCTTCAGCAGCTTCTTTGGTGATTTGCTTATCCATTTCTTTGATGTCCTCGTCAGACATACGAAGAACGTTTTTACGAACCCATTCTCTAGAATAGTATGTACCGATATGTTCATCAACTTCACGAAGAGTAGTAAGTCTTTCGCGGGTAATCTCAGCTTCTTTTAATTCTGTAAAATAGTTATCTTGAATAAAGTCATAGCGTAAGTCATTTTTGATTTCAGCGAATTCTTCAGGTGTCATAATACCTTTAAGAATAAGTTGCTTTTCAAGAATTTGTGTGAATAGAGATGAGAAGCGATTTCTTAAGCGTTGGATAAATTTACCAAACTTAAGTTCGTCACGAGTAATCTCAGAACTACGTCCAAATGTTGCCAAAGTTTCTGGTTCTAAACGAGACAACGGTACTTTAAGTGATTTGTATAATTTACGTTGAAAGTATTGTAAGTTCTCGTCGCTTGTTAGACCAGCAGCATTACCGCCTGCTAGTGTATCAACTTCAGTAGTTCTTTCACCACCACGGCGAGGGAACCAAAGATCTTCAGTCATAGTCATCATTTTACGAGCATCTGTAATTTCACCAGTAGATGAATTATACTGTAGCTTGTTTTTATGACGAACCATCATATCTCTTAGATATTGCTCAGCCTTCGATTTAGGCAAGTTACCAACATCAATGTAGAACACTCTTCTTTCAGGAGCTCGTGTAAGAGTATAAATGATAACAGCATCTTCAAGCATCCTTAACTGGTTAATTGGCTTAATAGCAGCGTTAAGATGAGAAAGAACCAAAGCGTTATTTTCAGTCATTACACCAGATGTTACTCGAGCAATAGAATCTTTAGCGATTTTAAAACCCGATGTTCCCGTCTGTAATGAGTTGCCACCCTTTTCGCTACCAAAGCCATTTTCTGAATACATATAATATTCAGCTCTAACTTTTTTAACTGGGGTTCCAGAATGCTTGTCAGTACCTTTCTTATCTATTTCACGGATAAGTTTAAGTTTGCGCGGATCAACGTAACGTACTTCTTGGAGACCTTGCTTAATATTCTCAGCATCAATAATACAATGGTAATTAACTCTACCATCAACATAGAATTTGCTAAACGTATCGTATGCAGTATTAGTAAAATCTAATAAAGCTAGCACGTTCTCAAATTCTTCGGTTAATTTTTCTTTTACTTTATCTGGTAAGTCGATATCATCCATGATCATTTCAACAACTTTGTCGTCGCTGTCTACGGCAATAGCTTCGTTCACGATTTCATCTACAGCCTGAGTAATTTCAGGTTGCATTGCTAATCCACGATACTTCGATACGAGCTCTGATTCGGTTTTAGCATTACCTTCTAAGTCTAGAATAGTACTGTAAAATCCGCCCATAGCATTGCCGACAGTGATAGCACCGTCGTCGTTTGCAGGTTCGGCAAAAGAGACTGGTATATTACCAATCTCTTCTCCGTCTCTTTTTATCTCAAAACCAAATAACTTCACTTTGTATTCCTCACATTATATATTATGTTGTTGGTACGCCAGTGTTTCCTTCAACTCTCCATAAATCGTACTGGAATGTAACACCAAACTCTTCGATTGAATCTGTTTGGCTCCAGTCTAATTGGATACCGTCTACAGAAACAGGGAACATACCTTCAAAAACGTACGTGCGAAGTGGCGAACCATCTTTGCTGTACTGTGTTACTTGACCAGTTGACTTGTACTGTTGTGGCAAGCCTCTGGTGTTTGAATCGTGAGAGTTAATGAAATTCATCCACTCTTCTAGCGAGTTACGAACAGCGAAGTCTTCGTCGTTGATAACAGTTACGGTCCAGTCTGCGAATGTTCTATCACCTGCGTATTTGACCTGGCGCCCAAAATAGGGAACCGTGTATTGGCCAACAGTAGACTCCGGAATCCCAGCTGCTCTTATCATAAATGGTGCTTTGATATCGGCAGTTGGGTTAATCGGGTTGGTGATTTGACATTGGAAGAGCGTAGGACGCGCACCGCCACCGACAAGTTCGGATTTGAACTGGTTGATGTTAAATGCCATGTGTCTTTCTCCTTAAATATATAATTGTATTTATTACGCTAACTGACCGACGATTTCGTCAAACTCAACACCGGTTCTAGTTGCTACGAACGTAAGTTCAATAACGTTAATAGAACGTGCTGGTTTAATGAAAATGCTCGCTCGGAATTTGTTCTGATCAATAACTTCTGGTGTATTAACTGTAGAATCAGAAACAACTCTAAAATCAATAATTCCACGACGTCCTTGGATGTCACGAAGGAATGGATCTACAATATTCTTAAACTGAGTTTGACTAAAGTCGTCGTTAAACTCGAATAAGAAACTTTCCGCTGCTGTTGCGATTGATTTCTCAACTGCAATAAACAATCTGCGAACGTTTAGACGATCAAATGCGCTTGCTGTTCCAAGTCCTGTCTTATCACCAAAGAGTACGATTCCTCGTCCTGTCTGTGACATAACTGGGTTAACGTCTGCACTATATAGTTGATCACGTTGTGGTTTACTTGGGTTGAATGCTAATTTAACAACATTCTTAATAACGCCTTTTCTGTAACCAGCTGGAGATTCAAAAGATTCTACTCTTGAGGCAAGACCTGCCATATCACCATTCAACGGTGTCCAACGATACGAATCATTAAACTTGTCATAACGATATTTATAACCGGAGTCCATGAACCAGTAAGAACTGTTCTGAACCTTGTTACGGTAAGCAATAGCGTTAGTCATTTTTGTATTTGTTTTTAGCTCGTCAACTACAGCTTCTTTAGATGGTGATAGGAATGCTACACAATCTTTTCTGTAATCAGCTACGTTGCTAACAATATAGTTTGCAAGGTTAGCATTATTGTCGCCTTTACCTTGAAGAACTAAGGAAATATCAATTTCGTTTGCATTCTTAAAAGTATCGTAAGCAAACGCTAAGCTAGCAAGTGTTGCAGTACTTTCAGTAGAAACATCAGTACCGGCAGACATAGTTTCGTATGCGTTAACTGTTTGAGTAGCTGTTCCAATTACTGCGCTGTTAGCTAGTTTAATCCACGAAGAACTATTTTCAATAACTGTTGGGTAATAGTTAGTCGCACCTTGAGCGTTTGTAGATCCGGCGGTTGTTGATAAGTTATCAAAGGCTTCTAAAATACGCCCTGGAGTACCAGTAATTCCGCCATCTTTATCAATAACAGCAACATGTACGTGCCCAGCTTTTGGTGCAACGCCAAACGTTGAATTATAAGACCATTTCTTTTCAAAAGAAATCCTAGAAAGATCAGTTTCAGCAAGGGTATAACGACTTGTGAATGTGAGAGCTTGATTGAACGCAATGGTTGCAGTTACTGCAGTGTTACCTGTACCAAATGTCTCTTCAACATCAGTTACTACAGAAGTTAATACTACAAGTTCTTGATATCCAATGCTTGGATTACCAATAACCATAACATCACCAGCATCAACTGTTGGCAAAGTTACTGTATTCGCAACTTCAAACGATACTGCAGAACTATTGAACGCAATAGTTTGAGATACCGCTGTGTTAGAAATAGCGTTTGTATCAATATCACCTACTGCAGCAACACCAGTCTGAAAAGCGCCAGCAGTAGCCCAAGAAACTTCAATTGAGTTACCTAAAGTTCCGGGATATTTTGCGTCGAAAGCTCCATATACACTAAGTTCTGGATCAGCGTCTATAGTAGTACTCGAAGCTGTTGCAGATGCATCATCAGCACGTACAACGTACAACGCGTTTGAGTACGCTAGAAAATCAGATGCGGTATAAAATGTTTCGTAGTTGTCGTCGGTTGGTTTACCAAAGCGGTCTACAAGGTCATTTTCTGAAGTGATTAGAATGGGATCATTAACAGGACCCCACTTAAAGATGCCGGCCAAAGCTGCCGGGGCAGTTGTAGCACCTGGCACTGTTTGACTCGCATCCACTTCACGAACAATGACGGAAGGACTTACGGAAAAAGCCATGTTTTTCTCCTTTAATTAATTAGAAACGCGTTTATATTCAATATTATTGTTTCTATTTATAAATTATACGATTTGCTATGGAAGCAGGTAATCATAGTCTAATGCCATCATCTTCGTAGAAATCGCTATCTCCTACGTCACAGAAGCCTAATGGTAACATATCCTGTTCAATTTGCTCGTCTGTTTTTTCTCTTAACTTCGTTAATGTATTTATGTCAGTCATATCTTTAAAATATTGCTGCTCAGTCATCCAAGCAAACAATACTAAGTTCATTACCAAGTCATCATGAAAACCAGATTCAGCCTCAAAGGAGTTAGCCTTTTTAGAAAACCTGCTCAGTTCTTGAATAGTATCATAATCTCTTATGAACAATTGGTTTTGCTCAACAAGCATCTTAAGCATAGAACAACCTACACCTTTTACAAGTTTAGTTGTTCTAACGCCTGCATCAACGTTTTTGCCAAAACCGGGGCTTAACACTTTACCACTACGGCCATTATTCTGTGTGTAAAGTAAATTTTCATAACCAAGGTCTAATGTGAGGACGTCAGAAACTTGTCCTCCAATATCGTTAATTTCTACTAATATACCAGCTTCGTTGTAAATCATACCAGCTCTGTATAAAACTGATGCAAAATCAACTGGTCCAATTAGATTATCTTTATAAACTGCTACTTGCCTATAAGGCATATCTGAAATATCAAAAATATTAAAAGTAGAAAAGTCTAACCCCTTACCTCTTGCAACGTCTGCAGTAATTACATATTGCTTATCAGGATCAGCTCTTTCGTATTGTATCAAGCCTTCTGCTTTAGCGATAGGTTGCTCGGGATATAATTCTTTTAATTTACTACCACTAATAAGTGTACCAGATGATCCTAGGAACTCGCAACAATATTCTTGGTTAAACTTTGCTTCATCATGATCAAGAGCTTCAATTGTTTCTTTGCGCCAATTCTCATCACGGCCAGGGACATCGTACCACATAACTTCTTGGTATTCATATCCGTTAGTTCCTTCCTTAGCACCTTTACACGTTTTCCAAAAATGATTCAAACCGTTTGGTGTAGAGGTCATTAATAGCTTTGTAGATTCACCAGATGAAATCGTAGGATAAACAGACGCGAAGAATTCATCGTAACCTTCAATAAACGCAACCTCATCGAGGTATAGAAAGTTAACAGATTTACCACGAATTGCTGATGAAGATGTAGTACCAGCAAGTACTTGGCAACCATTTTCTAACGCAATGTTACCTTTGTTCCATTCTTCGATACCTTGTTGCAACCATTTTGGCAGTGCTTCATATGCTAACTTAACACGGGCCATAACTTCTCTAGATGCGTCTCCCTTGTTTGCTAGGATAGCTACAGTTTTGAATTCATTAAACAAAATGTAGTGCAGAATAACAGCAACCGCGGTAGTAGTCTTGCCAGATTGTCTAGCAGTCAAAACAGCTACACGCCTGGATCTAAAGATCTTATCGCAAATTTCTTTTTGGTAATCATACATATCAAAAGGCACAAGACCTCTATCAACGTGAATAATCTTAATATATTCTTTTGAGAAATAGACAGGATCGCCAGCACACTTCGCGTATTCCTTGAGTAGCTCAGGAGTCCATTCAATTTCTGTTTGGCTTTTCTTGAGATGCGAATTACCTAGATAACCATCACCCATCAGTGTTCTCGCCTTTCATCATTTTAAGTAGGTCAGCAGTTGATAAGATCAAATTGTTGTTTGTAACATTTGTCTGTGCTGCTTCTTTTGGACCGTTTATTTCTTCTGTAGCAAATTTCTTTTTAGAAGAAATATCAGAATATTCTTTGTTAGCGTCAAGCAATGTTTTCATTAGGGTAGACACAACTTCAAATGCTCGGGGTTGCTCAGATTGTTTAGCGATCTCAAGCATTTCGTGCATAGCATCTTTACCAATATCAATAACACTTGCGATATTTTGACGTACTAATTCTATGTCTTGTAAGTTCTCATCGTCATCTGGATTAATAGGTACTATTTCTTTTGACGGAACGTCGAGTTGTACAACAGGGACTTGCTCCGCCTTTTCATTTTCATCAATATCAGACATGGCTCTAATGCCAAGGGCTGAAGATATCTTTTCGTCGCTCATTATACATCCTCAAATATTGTAATAATACCCCAGTCATCGTCAAATTCAATTTGTTGGTAAGGTACTGATACAGCTGCCGGATTTCCGACTGTAACGGTTGGCGCAGAACTATAGCCTAGTCCAGCATTGGTAACGGTAATACCTGTTGCCTGACCGGTACCATCAATTGCAATAGTTGCGGTAGCGGTTTCAGTAACAACGGCGTCTATAGCAACGTTTGCAGTTATATAGAACTTCCCAGTGTTATTTATAGTAATATCAGTCACCGCTCCATCAGTAAGAACAGCAGTTGCAGTTGCTCGGTAATCTACAGCAGCACCATCGGGGTTTGAAACCGTAACAGTTGGTGTAGTGTTAGCATAATTAGCGCCAGCGTTTGTTACAGTGATTGCAGTTACTTCGCCTTCAAGCACTGTAGCTGTTGCAGTAGCAGGATCTTTATCAAAATCATCTGTGAAGTGACTACCTGTTTGAGCCGAGGTTGGAACAGTATATGAACCATCAGCTGTTACCCCAGAAATCTGTGTAATAATTAAGTTATCTAACGCACCGATGAAACTTCTTTCAGATCCAGAACGTTGACCAATATTTACCGTTCCACCGCCACCTTGTAGGTAACCTTGTGGAGCATTGCCACCCGCGATTGCGGTACCGTTTAATAACCATTTTGCATCTGAGCCGTAATGCTCAAGTCTAACGTGATTCCATGCGTTTTCGTTTAAAGTATGTCCAGTAGATCTTACCGGAACTGTGTTGAGCCAAGGACGATATACAAGCACCCCACCATCTTCTATTTCAATTCTCATTGTTTGACCAGGAATATGAAGAATATGATAATCAGCAGTGCCTGCACCTGAGAATTCTGGACGAATCCAAAACTCTATAGCAAACCCGTTACCCGCAGTATTGAACGCGTAATCAGTAACATGGCTAAAGGTTGTATCGGCTATGTTATGATATAGAGCATCATCGCCGTAGTAGACGTACGCAGATTTGGCCGGTGGTTCGTCCACAGAGACGGTAGCTGAACTGTAATATGTGCCGCTGTTGGTTATATCAATAGATCCAACGGTGTCTCCAGAGATCACGACAGAGCCTGTAGCGGTGATTATGTTGCTGTCTGGAGCGCTAATTGTAACGGCTGGAACTGTAGAATAAAAGCCACCAGCTTCTGTAATAGTGAAGTCTGTTATAGCAGTATTTGTTATTGTTGGAGTAATTTGTGCGTTTAATCCTGATGGAGCACTAATTGTAACTGGTATTACATTGAGTGGATCATAGTTTTCACCGTCGTTTATAATAGTGATACCAGTGAGAGATCCATTAGATACCTGAGCAGTTGCCACGGCAGCTATACCATCTTCGTTAAGTGGCAGACCACCTGCAGTCATGCCTGGGCGAATAGTAATACCTTCTTCAGCAATAGCATCTCCAGCAGTGGATGTAGCCATATCAATATCAACGAACTTAATAACTTTCTTAGTTTTCTCAGGACCAAAATAGTATCCCTTTAAAGTAAAAGTTAAAGTGTAAAGAATTGTTTGTCTTGTTTCGTAATCACCCTCGTAAAGATCTTCGGTCGTAACACTATTCAACACAATAGGAATATCAATAGGATCTAAGTCTGGTACCATCGATGCGGTAACAGTCCAATCTGGTGTAAAGAACGGAATGATTTGTTCCATAATCTTTGTTGCATCTTCAGCATACTTTGTCATAATATACAAAGAGAACTCAATATCATATGGAACTGAAGCATACATAAAGGGTCTAGATGAATCAGTTTCGGTTTTTTGACTCTTGCGCATCTTCTGTGTTGATCCAATTTTTCTCGCTGGATCATATGATAGACTTGTAATTTCAAAAGACATACGCGGCAAAGACATAGCAGGTCTTGTGCTATTCAATAAATCTGGATCTTCATTTAATCTTGAAAGAACTTTTTGGAATGGCGCGTATGACAACGGCACAATCATATCCTGTATTACCGTTCCGGCATTGTCTTTTCTTTCAATTTTAAGTTGATTGAAAATAGTACCGAATAACGCAACATATCTTCTCGTTGTTTCGTTATAGAAATAATTAGCAATAGCCATTAGTTGTTATCCTGAATAGTAATGTTTTCGCTGAATGGATCCATTTCACTAAAGTCTAAAATATCATCCGACAGTTGTTCGAACTCAAGGTTTTGCGCCATCACATCATTATTTGCGACGTCTTCAAGAGTAGTAACGAATTGGCTGGTAGAATTAATATCATCAAAATAATTGTCAATATCATCGCGACCAGTGTCGAATCTTTCGTTAGAATATTCCATCAATTCGCATTTAATATCGTATACTTGTAAAGAACCAGATTGGTAGAAAACACTTTCGTGTTCTACGTATGTAATCTTATACATCTTCTGATTCAAAGGAAGCCAGATAATATCATTTTCGCGTGGACGAACTTTTGTTTGTGTTTTCCTAGTAACATATTGTTCGAATGTTCTGATAGCAACAGTGAATGTAACTTGGTCTCTGATCTGTAAACCAAACTTAGATAGGAAGTCGCCTTCGCCTTCAAACCCGTCAACATTTTTCACGTACACTTCAAAAGAATACATCTCATCATACAGAGGTGTATCATCTTCGTTAAAGATAGCATCTACGTTATTGAACAACCCACTTATATAGGTTACGTCAAGACCATAGATCTGAATAGACTCAATTACGAGGTCATCAACTAGATTTTGCTCGTTAAAGTTATCGTAGTTACTGAAGTATACGTTACTAGCCATGATTTACCCGATAAAATTATATGTTAGAGGCTGCAAATTACTAATGGCGTCTTCTTCCATCTTTTCTCTTTCGGCTCTCGCCTCCGCTAATATTTGCTCACCATTAAAAGAAACACCACCAACTAATTGCATATTTGTAAATTTAGTTAGGTTAAGACCCCACTGTTCGCGTACAAGAGCTGATGCATAATTCTGCAACCATCTGTCTGACCAAACATCTGCGTATTCATCCGGATCAATAATGTCGTATGCTTCAACGATAATGTAAGTACCAACTGTCCAGCGGTCTTTAGTATTATCGATATGCAATCTGTTCACATGTTTGTTGTAACGGATAATAGGTTTACCAACAAGCATTTCTTGCATGAACTCAATATGCTGCATAGACATAAAGTAGTTAGTCATGCTATAACTCGCCATATCTTGAACATTGTTTAAAACGAACTGATATTGAACGTTAAACATACCGCCACCCATAGAGATTGACGTATCAAAATTAAAGATCTTAGATATACCTAATAATTTTTCTGGTAAAGGGATCCATCCATTTACTTTATCTTGTTCTGTAATTATGTGCTTTAGATAAACTAACTGGCTACCATTATAATGATAGTCTCTCCAAAAAGAAACAGCTTCATCTACTCGGTCGTCGATTTGTTCTTCAGCAACGTTAATTTGGATAACTGGCGCGCCAATTTTCCTTAAAATATATTGTATGAATTCATCTCTTGACTGTGGTTGTGCCATGGTTTTCCCCTTAAGCCAGTTCGTCTTTAATGATTACTTTGATGTAACCAGTATTTGGAAAGGTTTCAATCTGACCGTTGTTATATTCTATTTGAAATTCTGCACTATGGATGCCTGTGTTAGAAGTATCGCCAGATGCCCATTCATAAGCTACAATGCCCTTGGTTGCGTTAACGATAGTTCCTGTCCCACCATCAATTGCAACAATTCCATCGTCAAGTTTCATATGAAATTTTACCAAAGACGCATTCGCCATTGATTTAACTCTACCGTTAGAATCTTTAAGAGCTACCTCAATAGACGGTGCAGTGTCGTTCTGTTTAATGTAAAAGCTAGCCGCCATTTTTGTTTCTCCAAGGTTTACTTTTATTTATCAAAAGTGAAAACTTTTTACTGTAGAATTTCAACCTGTGTCATTCCGGTGTTAGTTAATTTAATAGAGTTAGATTCGTCGTTAATAAGCAAGTCGTTGAAGTCTGTACTGTTAAATACTGTGTAATTAGCACCATCTTTAGAGTAAGTACGTGTAGATATATTTAATCCAACGCTTTCAACACTGAAACTATAAGAACCAATACTATCGCCTTCTGAGAAAACGTAGATATTGGTGTCAAGTGTAAATTCTAAAGTAGGGTTGAAATTCGCGTGAGTAAGTACAAGACCAGAAGATTCCGAGGTGTAATCAAATAAAACGTTATTTGCTACTGAAATGTATCTTTGAACACCAAACTCAATAAAGCTTGAACTAGTAAACCCAAAACTTAAATCTGTAGCTCTACCATATATTGTTGGTGTTTCTATTCCAGCAGTAACCTCAAAGTCTAATGTTACTGGGCTAATATAACCAGTGATCGGAACTTGAGCATAAGAAACAAAGGAAGTTCCAATTGTACCTGAAACTTCCCCTGATAGCTGTAGATAACCACCGCCAAAGAATTCGAAATCTAATGTTGTCGAAAATGCTCCATTTGCAGACATGAGGCTTACCTTAAGTTAAAGTTTATGCGCCGCCAGCTGTAATGGTGAATGTAGTAATATTGATTTGCTGACCAGTAGCAATGTTAGTATTATCTAACTGCATGTCGCCACCGGCGCCAGTCGCTGAAACTGTACCTTGCATATGACATACAGTGCCAGCATTATTATGTAATCTAAAATAACCTGCTGTACCTGAAGCATCTGCAGATAAGTCTTGCCAAGTTCCTGACAAAGCAATAGATCCATTAAGCGGTGCACCCAACCAATCAGATGGAAGTACCATTGTTGCTACAACTACACCAGTGTTGGCTGTTCCAGCGTCTGCAGGTGCCGATCCTGTTGAAATTGTAAGAATTGGATTAATACCAATCTCTGTTTCGATTGCAGATAACGTTGAGTTTCTTGCATCTGTTGATAGCTGAAATGCCATTAGTTGTTCCTTTATTTGTATTAATTTGTGTATATTTATAAAATAACTAAAATAACTGTTGACACTAAATTAGAACGTGGTATAATAATCTTATGTTCTTTAATATAATAGATTAAAACTTATTAATATCTCTTCTTTCTATATCTTCTTCAGACAATCTATCTCCCATCCAAACCTCAATTACCTTAACTGGATTAACACCAACGTTAGTTGCTTTGTGCCAACAAAGTCTTGGAATATCAATACTATCACCAGATTTATAGATCTTAGAAGTACTGTAACCATTAGGGAATTCTAATTCCATTCTAAGATCACCATCAACAATATGCCAATGCTCAGACCTAATGTAATGTTTCTGGTCAGACAAAGACTTTCCAACATCAATGGATAATTCTTTTACTTTCCAATGACCGTTTTGATCTAAATCTCTGTATGTACCCCAGTTCCTTTGTGTCTTTGGTTTGTTCCAATTCTTTAGAATCCATGATGAGCTATTCTTCTTATCTTCACCGCCAACACCAAACTCAAAGTGAACATCGTCAAACACCATCTCTGGAATATTATCTTTTGTTCTGTCTCCACCGTTAGCAAAAATAATTTCTGTATTACGAGGGAAGTAATCTTTAATATACGCTATGGCATCAATCGCTGTATCATCACTATCATCAAAACCAAAAACATGTCCAACACTCTTGATATTATTAACTATATTTATACGTTCTTCGTAGGACATAAATGGCTGCCCTTTCTTACGTGTTAACCATTCATCGCTGTTTACACCAACACATAAGATCTGACCAAGCTTTTTAGCTTCTTCAAAATATGCGATATGTCCCGAATGAAGTGGATCAAATCCCCCAGTTACGACTACTACTCTCATTACCATTATAGTTCCTCCATCATATCATTATATCCACGAGCTGGCCTGTCATTTCCCCAATAGGTTTGTTTATTTCCCCATTAGCCGAGTAAACAACATATTCAATCTTTTCTACTCGTACTACACCATTACGTTCAACATGATTTACATCAGTGCGAATAACATTATCACCGACATAATTCATTGAGGTGTATTTACTTAATACTACTGCATACCCTGCTGCTGCTGTTATATCCATTATAGTTCCGCCATCACATAGTCCCAAGCAAAGTTAATCTTGTTAATAGATTTCATTTCAGGTTTCTTGTTTGCGTGCATTGGATGTACCCACCAATCTTCATAATTCTGTGATGTATCAGTTGAAATATCACTTACAAATAACACATAACCAATTTTATTAAGTATTTTTCTAGACTCTTCTCTGAATTCAGGACCCCACCAAGCTGCGTTATGTTGGAACTGTATTACACCAAATTCATACTTGTCAAACGGAATTTTGTTTAAAGCTTCTATAGATGCGGTTTCTGCGTTTATTCTCAATAGATCTATATGCTGCTCTAAACAATTTTGCTTAAACAGCGCTTTATAATCTGTGTTAGCTGCATCACCCAATGTAACATTTGTAGTTCTTTCGCGAGAAAATATATGGCACATTCTTTCAGAATTGTCTAATGAAATTCCTTTCCATTCAAACTCTTTTTCTAATAAAAGCGTATTATTATATAACTCAGGGTGACCGCATCCAAGCTCAACGAATGTACCATTGCGCTTACCATCTAACAAAGATAATACAAACATATCTTGGAAGTGGCGAGAATAATTAGTATCAATATCTTCTAATCCAGCGAATGGATATTTAAATCTATCATAATCACTCGGTGTATATGGTAATGTACTTGGATAACCATGCATTGCTAATAATTCTGTAGCGCCTTTTTGCACATCTGCATCTGTGTTATATCTATGCTTTAAATTAAACGCTAGATTTTTAGAATCATCCCTGCCATTTGTTTTCCACTTTGCTTCTGCATACAATAATTCTAGCATGCCATTGCCCGGATAACCAACATCGTTATCACCAGTACACCAACTGCTGCCAGGAGATCCGGTTTTTACTGACAAACCGATCTTAGCATACATTAAGCATTCGCGCCAATCATTCTTTTCTTTTTTATATTTTGCAAGAAAGTAATAAGCGTCTGGCATATCAGGTAGTGTATCAATTGCAATCTTAAGAAGACCCTCAACACTTTGACCACGATTACCGTTGCGTTCATAGATAAACGCGCTCAGAATCATACATTTATACTGCAACCATCTATCTTTTATTGTTTTTCCAGAAGACATATCAGCAGCTCTTAAATAGAAACCAAAGGCACCTGACCCTTGTTCTAATCTATCATATTCACGCGCTAATTTATAGATTTTATCTGGATTGTTATAGTCTAAGACTACATCGGTCAATAATTGTGGATTTGTAAATTTCATTTTATAATCACCCGTTATCCATTAAAAAATCTAAAAATACTTTCTGAGGCATTCTAAGAATAAACGAAGCGTTATCTTGCCAACCAAAAGAGATTAAAATATCACCATTATCTGGGTGTACAGTCATACCAGTTACAAACTCAATACCATAATCGGTATCCGTAACGTGATCATAATATGTACCCATAAAATGGAAATTACGAGAAGCGTGGATTAGATTCCAATCATTATCCCATATAATAACACGATGTGAATACTCACCATCTTTGCGACCAAATGGATCTCTTAGTAAATTTGTTTCATGAATGAAAGCCATACGCTGATTATCATTAATTCTAATAACCTGTGATCCGCCACGGAAATCTTTACCAAAAGGTTTACGCTCGCCTTCTTCAATAAACGCATCTTCTGTAGTTCCTGCTTCAATATCGAATTTAACAACTTGAGTAGGATTACACCATTTAACAAAGTGGTATGGCATATCAATAACTGGCATCCAGTTCTTTTCACAGAAACTACCGTCACCATTTGGTGCAGGAATAGGATGTCTTGAGATCTCAGTCCATTGACCATCTACGAATTCAATATGACACAATTCCATGCGGCCTGTGCCTTTACTATCATAGCAATCGCGACGAACACCACAAAGATAAAGTTTATCATCCCACTCAAATAAACGAGCGTCTTCCAAACCAATAAAGTTCCAAGTAGGTTTACCAGTATCCAGAGCCATATCTACGCGTTGTGCAGACTTCAAATTCAAGTTACTATCTAACTCACACATAACATTGTGCGTAGTTAAAGTTACGTCATTTTCTGGATGAATATATACGAGAGGTCCCCACTGATGCGGAAACTTTTTACCCTCACTATGATAGAGGATATAGTTGATGTGACGAATGTTTAGGAGTATCTTACCTTCGTGTGTGAAGATAGATGGATTCATAACTCCTGTTTCGTTTCCTAGAACCGATTTTGGTAATAGGACTGGTGATAGCGACCCACCGCGTTTTAAAGCCCAGGCCGCTAAGCCACCCATATGCAAATCATGCATTCAGAATCTCCATAATATAAAATAAGTTATTACGTTTATTTATAATTACCAGTTAGGGGTAATTTCACGCCTGTCTTGTTTAGCCAATCTTTTATCTAGTTCAGCGTCGATTACGGCTGTTTTAGCAGTCCCAATCTCTGCTTCTAGCCACTCGATTGCCTGAACAGCAGTTACATTGTTTACAGCAACGAAATCAGCAGCTGAAGTTGTTTGCGGATACAATTTAGTATTGCCAACGTAACTCGCTTTATTTCCATCGCTGTCAACTAGTACTCTTTTCCACTTAAGATTTACGATAGCATTTTCAAGAAGAACATCATCTTGATTCAGTTCGTCGCTTAATCCAAGCTTTGTGATATTCCAAGTATAAGTCACAGTAGATTTCCTTTATTCAGGATCAATTGCATCAGCAGGAAGCGCTGGGGTTACATCTTCAGGTGCCCAAGGCATTGTAGCTTCTACAATTGATACAGCATCAATTTCTTTTTGGATTTGAGATTCGATATGTGCTTTATAGCCTGGATCAGCTTCTACTACTGCAGTAATCCAACCGATAACCGCATCTTCAGTTAATGATGCAAAATCAGTAAAGTTTGCTACAGAAACAGACGCAGCAGTAAACGGTGTTGCACCAGAGAATTCGCCGACCTTTGTATCGTCAACTGTATCAGTTCCGACTACTTTCCAATATGTTTGACAAACCGCGTTTGACAACGTGTCGCCATCTGTGTTAACTTCGTCTTTGACTTTAATGCCAGTGACGCTATATGCTAGTGTTAGTGCCATGTTATTTTCTCCGTTATTTTAACCAAGGTTAATTAATATTTTGTTGATCTGGTTCTATTTATACTCTTTAGCCGCTGTGTAGATAAAGGTCTATTGGTATAGCTATTCGTAAGCTAGAATAGTAAGGATTTACGTGGTGATATGTAAAACTTGGGAAAATTAAATAATCACCGGTTTGAGGAGTATGTTTAAATCTTTCAAACATTGGTTCGAATTCACTATCGTATCCTCTGTTAGCGTTTGATCTAGGATCAGAAAATACGATGTCACCACCTGAATTTTGATCTTCGGCCATAACATAAAATACTGCAGATAAATGAGCCCCAGAATGATTGTGAATAGTCATACTGTAATCTTTGCCATGGCCAGTAATCCAGCCTTTCATTTCATGGTTATTCCAATCACTTATTTCTTTATTAATAGTTTCTTTTAAATAAGAATTAAAATGATCGTAAACCAATTCTTTAAATGCGTGCATTACATCAGAATCGTCGTCAAATATATTGCAACCGTCTACTTCCGCATCTAAATCATGCAAGTCGTAATTTGTAAATATATGTTCAATCAGTCCGTCAACTTCAAACTTGCCACTACCAAACATTGTTGGCCATTGTGGTGTCATTTTCATATTCATCTCCTCATACTATATAAGGTTATTTATATGTATCTTTTCTATTGACATTTTGATCTACTCGTGTTATTATAAATATATATCGCAGCACAGTAAGGATTTAAATGAATTTTCAACAGTTTGAAGAATTTCTGTTATCAGAAGATTGCTATATGAATCATGATGTATCTATTATTGATACAGATGGTCTTCAGCACTATATTAGTGAAACGGAATTCTTTACTTATCAAACGAAAATGACTAAATATTTGGTACAAGAAAAGTATACTGTTAAAATTGAACAGATGGAAAATTATTGGAAATTTAATGATCGCACAATGCATTTATTTTATAATCCAAAGAACGGACCAACATTCAGTGAACATACAGATCCAATCGATGTTATTATCGAATGCAAAGACGGTATTAAACATATAGAAGTAGAAGGCTGGCAACATGATCTGCTCCCGAATGAACGGCTGTATATTCCAGCAGATACATTTCACAAGGCATTAAACTATGAAAAGGCATTGGTGATATCACATGGCATTAGCGACACAGAAACACTTGAGCGTTTACGTAAAAACGACTGAAACATGTAATTTAGATTGCTCTCATTGTTTCACCTCAGGCTCTAAAGGTGCAAAAATCTATTTTGATCCGGTTCGGACTGCGAATTGGCTTAACCAGCTAGATAGAGACACAATCTTTTATGAATTTCACGGTGGCGAGCCTATGCTTGCTTCTGTAGAATCGATGATGAAGTTTGTTGAACTTACTAAAGGCGAAGGTGTAGAATACGGCACAACTACAAACCTTGTATATAAGTTAACAGATGAAAAGCTAAAGTTCTTTGATGAGGTTCTTAATAAAAGAATTGGTACATCATGGGATCCTACAATTAGATTTACTAATGAAAAGCAAAGACAGCTATGGGAAGACAATGTTAAATTCCTCGTTGCTCGTGGTTACACAATTAAAGTCTTTGTTAGTTTAAGTAAAGACGTAGTTAATATGGAACCAAGAGATATTTGTTCTTACATGGAAGATCTCGGTATTCAAGAAATTGATTTCGAGCGTATTACTATGGACGGTAACGCTAAAGGTAAAATGTGGCCATCTAACATTGAGTTAGACGAATGGTTCGTAAGGTACCACTCTCAGATTGAATCTAGAGATGGAATACAACATGTAATCATGGAAAACATATATGCTAAGTTTGAGGATAATAATCCATCGCGAGGCACATGGTGCAGAGACTGTGAACAAAAACTATTAACTATTAACGCTAATGGATCTATAGCAGGTTGCCCTAACACGGCGCCAAGCAAGGCGTATGGTCATATCGATACACCAGCAAGTGAAGTCATGAAATCAGACGGACGCTGTAGTATTATCATAAAAGAACTAAACAGAAATCCAGCATGTTATGAATGTCCAGTGTTTGATGTGTGTGGTTCTGATTGTCACCAATTAGAATGGGAAGGCGACATATGCCCGTCTCCGAAGACTCTAATGATGCAATTAAAGAATGAATATAAATATAAATAATGCAAAGAAAACTCGGAGTTAGTATAACATGGTATCATTAACAAATAACGTAAGCAGATCAAACGTCCGACAAAGATGGGAAGATTATGTTGCGGACGCTGCTCGTGCAGGTATTTCGTGGGGATACAACAGAAAGCCGTTTTCCCAAGCACCCAATAGCTGGTTTGGTGGTAATTACAACTCACCCCCAGCGAGAAGTTCTTATGCTAGTGATAATACAATTGGTAGTTCTGGTGGATTGATTACTGCGTCTACACTTCGCAACGGTTTAGTCGGTGCTACTACTAACTGGACTCACTTACGAAATATGAATGCACGAAGATATTATAACTATCAAGGCACAAATCAACTTCAATATAACTCAACAGCAAAAGCATATCAAACTACAGGTGTTAGAGCAGCCATTGCCGCTCCGGGTATTCCAACTAATGGCCCAAACGCAGGTAATCTTATTACAAAAGGTTCAGACTCAAGTAATACTGGTCTTGAAGAATACTTCGCCAGATTACGCAGTGCGTATTATACTCGCCGTAATCAAGCCGTGGGTCGGTATGCGTATGTATGTCATTACAGTTGCCATTCTAGCTGCCATGGATCGAGAGGACGTAGATAATGATAAAAAATACCGTGGCTCCTATTCCTATTGAGTTGCTTAAGGAATATTTTAGTGATGATACTATTGTTTTCAATATTGATTACGCCGAAAGTATTTTAAAAGGTGATAAGCTTATAACATATCTGAGTAACTTAGATGTGCCGTGCACCTTAACTGGCTGGGAAAAAGTATCAACTGAAGATAAGTTTTCTTTTATTAAAGATTACATGAATGCCAAGTTAGTTATTAAGAACTATGAATTAGAAGTATGTGTTCTAAAGATTTTATACGAACTGTCTTACTTAGAATTCTGGGCTGAATACCCAGAAACTGAAAGCATTTTAACATATGAAGAGACTTGTAATTTCTGCGAAGCTAACCAAGATATGATTGAGCAATGGTTAACTATCGTGGCAAGTTGTTCTATATATGCATTAACGACCGTTGGCGAAGATAGTGATTTAACTGAGCTAGTACTAGAAGAATTCGAAACAATAGACGATTATGACTACTGTGGTGTAAACTTCGTAATGTTATTTAGACACGAATTAACACAAGAATTATTAAGCGCTGATCGCCCCGTATACTATTTCGATAAACAGTTTAACGAGCCAATGTTTAAAGGTCAAGACCTATTTACATATTGGGACCATAATAACAACACCATGGCTTGCATTACGCAGGGTATTTCATCCGGAGAAATTACCCACGACGAATTCACTGCTAATATAGAAAAAGGATTGGACGATGTTTCTGCTATTCGATAGAGTTTATGTAAAGTACGACTTCATGATAGACAACAATACTGATAACTTAATTTGTACTCCTAACATTCCAAATCTTATCTGGGATGAATTAGAAGCCATCCATAGTGGTATGGGTGAACAGATGCATAGGGTAGATAGTTATGAAGATCTTGTTGGTATCGCTGAAGTTGGTGCCTTAGATGATAACGATGAGCAAATTGTTATTCCTTATCTTAATGACTTAGCGTTCTTTGATGCTCTATTAACAAAAGGCAAAGTAAACATTCACGTTGATACAACTGCGTATGATAAGATCTTTTCTAAGTTTTTAAAAATCTTTTTTCCAAGTATGTCGAGAGATGTTGCATGGAAAACATATAATATCTTTAGAACAAATAGCCAACTGCTGAATACTACTAGCTTTGTATGGGGCGGAAATGGCGAGCAAACTCAAATTGATAATGCTGCCGCGTGGATACCTAGAACAAAAACAGAATTTCTTTCGGTTTATGATACAGTATCAAGAGATTTAGAAGATGATGCATATACTACTTTTATAGCCTCTGCAAAGCAAAAAATTGGTATTGAGTTTATGATTGCTAATAGACTAGCTGGCGATGAATCTTATGATGTTTTCCTTGGTGAAAAGATGTATAAGCTTATGGCTTCAAGAGTTAACGACGAAGGTACGTTCTTAAAATCTACATTGTTTAACAATATGTTCAGACCTTGGGTACAAACTGTGCTAGGTGTTACTGTAAATGCAAATGACGACTTATTAGATCTTAAAGATACTAATGATATAACACGTTGGGTGTTTGACGATACTGAGCGGTATTTCACCGCAGATTACCAAACAAATCATCCAAATGTTCGATTTAGTGCTATTCGTACTGCAATGATAACAGCAGTTACGGGATCTACTTTAGAGGTAGAAGAAGCGCTCACAAACGAATCAATGGATTTTGTCCACGATAATGTTTCAGTTCAAAACTTTACTTCTGCTAATATCACAACTATATTAAACACTGATAAAACTTACTTAGGGCCATCTGTATTTGAAATTGAAAATAGACTAAAAGTTAATGCTCTGTTTATAGGTTATATGTATAAGTTATCCGTTGACGCAGATGCTGAGTTGAGTATGTTTAGCCTATGATACAAAACTGCTATGAATCTTCGATATGGGTTAAACAATTTGACAATAGCAACGAGTTCAATCAAGATGTTTTAAATGTCACTAAAGCAATTTCGGCTACAACTCCTGAGCCTGTAGCCGATCATAACGTTGATCTATGGGTGTCTGATAATATGCAGACTATTAGATCATATTTTATGGAAGGCTTTAAAGACTTGTGCAGTACATATAATGAAAAATCAGACTTTGATATAGATTCTATGAACATGGTTAATCCCATGAATCACGGTGACTTTAAGTCATGCCACAACCACGATGTTATCGACGCGTTCGGTGTTTATTATGTTAATGAATCAGACGAAGGCGGTAAGCTAAGATTATACGATCCAAGATTCCTTAGCAAGAAATCATTTTCACAAGGTCCTTATATTGAGATAAAGCCACGAACTGGTCTTATGGTAATTGCACCATATTATGTTTGGCACGAGGTTACTCCATATCTAGGTAATGAAACCCGATACAGTTTAATATGTAACATGGTATTTAATAATGTCACTTGATATAATAACAAAGACGGGTAAACGAGCAAACACTGGTGAGATCATTGTTACCCTCTTCGAATTCTGTAACCTAAGCTGCAAGTTTTGCAATCAAGATCATGATAGTCTAGAAGGTGTTAAGACTATAGCTGAAAAGGTCGACGTTGTAAAAAAGGTTATAATGCAAACACCGAGAGAAAAATACAGTATCCACTTTATGGGTGGCGAAGTTTTTGCTGACGCGTTGCCTTTACACGTATATACCGATTATCAATATGTATGTCACGAATTAAACTCATGGGCAACCGAGCAAGATATCGAACTAGAGATATGCTTTACTAGTAATATGGTATTTGATAACATGGATGATTTAGATGAGTTTCTTCATATCTCTAATCCTAAAATATTAACTAGCTTTGACCCTGCTGCACGCTTTAATAATGATACGTTTGAGATTTTTAAGCGCAATGTAAAGAAGTACAAAGACCATATTAAGTCTGTTAATATAATCATGACTAAGCCGACAATAAATAAGTTTATGAAAGGCGACGTTGAATTTTTTGATTATCTTTATGATAATTTCGACGTTTACTTTGATTACTATACACCTGAAAAGAACATGGCGATGTTTATTCCTAATGATGTAATGCTACGCGACTTTATGATTTATATGCTCGAACATTATCCTAAGGCACTACCCTTCGCGGATTACACGAGTAAGATTAAGAAACAAATGAGCTGTATGGATACGATGACTATTATGCCAGATAATTCGTTTGGCAATTGCACTATCCTACTAAAAGATTTTAAAAATGTAACGACAACTAAGCAAGACATGGAACAAGAATGGTTTAAGCAATATAATTGTTTAACCTGTCCACACTTTCAATACTGTTCTATGGGTTGCTTTTTGTCTAATCACATGCAGAGTTTTAGAACTCAAGAAACGTGTTGGTTAAGTGAGGTTTATGATGTGGTCCACCCCGATTCAAATATTCAATGATGGTTATAAAAAGCCAGTAGAAAGATATAGAGATTTTCTAAAAGAACATTTTAATCTTAATTTAGAAAATTTTAATTATGAAATAAGAGAGTGGGAAACAACCCCAGGCTCTGGCTATTGGTTAGCACCGCATAATCATGGGCATTCGCATTTTACAGCAATTCATTACAGTTATGTTTCCGGAGAAGGCGGTGAATTAATCCTGCATGACCCAAGAGTGAACGCTAATAGAGGATTCCCACAAGAATTTGGATCTGAGTTTGCGCCATACATAATTAAACCAGAAACCGGAATGACTGCTATATTTCCATCTTATATCTACCATACAGTCGCGCCTTTTAGAGGCATGATAAGAGAAGGAAAGGTAAGTGAAATTCAATTAAATAGCCCACGTACTATTGACAATTTAATAGAAGAAGGTTATATTAATATGGATAATGCGCATTTAGGAGCTACCCCAATATGAATATTAATAAATTCTATACAGACGGATATGACGAATGGCAAATGCCACCACACTTATCAGCTATGGTTTGGGGACAGCTACTATGTGAGAATTGGATTGATCATCCCGTATATAAAGAAATTCCAGACTGGAGTATTAATAAAGGCGGTGAAGCCCAAAACCAAGATCAAAAATATCTTAGAGGTAAAGAGCAAGAGATTAACGAACAAAGCTTATCTATCGTTCCGTCAGTATATAAAACAGTAATAGAAGAATTGCTCAAAGAAGATTACTATTCAGAATGGTTTGAGACTGTATGTGGTTATCAACAAAAGATTAAATTCATCGATGTTTGGAATGGATCTGACGATCTTAAATGGCATTGGGACGGTGTAGAAGACCACGATATGGGATTTCTAATATACTTTACAGAACAATATCAATGGAATGAAGAATGGAAATCATATCTTCAAATCGGCGAAAGAGAGTGGCCTAATGATAAAGAGATCAATATTAAACACACAGCATATCCTAGCAATGGTAAGATTATCTTGCTAAATAACATGAACCCGAGATTCGTGCATTCTGTGGCAAAACTGACAAACGCTAATGTTAATAGATATACTATTAACGCAGGGATTTCTTTATGGAACTAATTATTAAACCAACCGAGAAATGCAATTTTAAATGCACATTCTGTTCAAGCACATCAATTGCAGATGATGCTACAGATGAACTAGGTTTAGAACATATTTACACGTTTCTTAAAAGATTTCCTGATACGAATACTATCATTGTAAACGGCGGTGATCCTTTAATGATGAAGCCGTCTTATTACACAAAGCTGCTTGATCATCTTGACGAACACGACTATCCTACTACAGTAGCCTTTACAACAAATCTATGGCCATTTTATATGAAGCCAGATAAGTGGATTGATATCTTCTTGCATCCTCGTATAGGCATTACAACGAGTTTTCATTATGGCGAATCAAGACTAAAAGGTGATTATTCTGTATTTACTGAAGAAGACTTCTGGGCAGCATCAGACAAAATGCTAGAACTTGTTGGGTATCGGCCAGGATTCATATCAGTTATAGATGAACACAACGCAGACAGAGCACTTGATAATGTACGCCTCGCAAAAAAGATGGGTGTTGAATGTAAACTGAATTACACAATGGCGTCTGGTATTGCCGGTCGTCCTTATCAATTATCAAAAATGTATAGTATCTATTTAGATGTATATGAGGCTGGTTTAACTGAGTGGGAATTCAATACTAAACAAATGGTTGTGAGACTTCGTAATGAAGCTTTGATGTGTCCTCAGAATAGAGCTTGTGATAGTACTATTAGAGCATTGCAACCAAGCGGAGACTATTATAGTTGTGGAGCGATGGGTGATGATAGAGAATACGCTATTGATTTTGAACGAGAGATGGCTGGCGAATTCTTTACCCCTCTACAGGAAGATCCTGATATCCAAACAATGCGGACTGACGGTGAATGTTATTCATGCCCAATGTTTCAAATTTGTAACGGATGCAAGAAAACAGTAAAAGACACTAAACGTCATAACATGGTTGAGACCCACTGCACTTTGATGAAACAATTAGCACCGAGGATTGTAGATGCAAATAACGGATAACGCGCTATCACCTATTGAATTTAAAAAAATACTAAATTACTTTACGTCAGAAGCACCAGATTGGAAATTTGTTACTAATGTAACCCACGGTTCTGTTACAGAACATGGGCGTGATAAGTGGGGATTCGCGTGCAGCATATATGATTGTGGTAATGGAATAGGCCGCAACTCAACAGAAAAGATAATAGATAGAACTGCTTTAAAAATAATTGAACCGATAATTATCGATAAAAATAAATTACTCAGAGTTCGCGTTGGTATGATAATAAATGTAGGTCCTGATGAACCACACAATCCTCATATAGATCAACATGGAATAGAGCATTTGACTCAAATATATTACTTAACTGCAAGTGATGCACTAACTAATGTATTTGAAGAATATGGTCTTGATGAAAAATACAAAACGTACAAACCTGAAGATTTTACTATTAAAATGCAGTCTAAACCTGAGCCTAACAGAATGCTTGTATTTGACGGCTTTCATTGGCATAGCTCATCGCACGTTTACGGGCCAGAAGTAAGAATATCGGTGAATATTAATTATGCTAAGTAATAGTCCAAACTTCAATAACTTATATCTTAAAGGCGCAGACATAGTTGACGTTGACCCATCGTTCTCTGCAATGCTGTTTGCTCAGTTAATGTCGGAGGAATTTTCTACAGAAAGTAGTTATGGCGCTTCTATAACTAACCCTATATGGGATAGAGAATATAATGAAAGAGAAGAGCCCATTTATATTGAAGGTAAGAAGCCGTATGCAGAATTCTTCAAAGAGGTTATTAAATCTCCGTACTTTGACTATTGGAGAAACGTTTACGGAGAGTTTGACGAGATACATGTCAATGTTAACAAAGTAATGGCTGGTGGCGAGATGCCTTGGCACTTCGATGGATATGATGGAACATTTCTACAAATACTTTGCTATCCTAACATGGATGATTTTGATACTGATGATGGTGGACATTTGCTAGTAGGCAGACCTGATACGTTATATCGCGAAGGTGATCCTATGCCGCACTGGGTACCAGAAAAAAGCTTAGATGATATTCTAACAAGCAACGTAGAAGTAACACAGAGGTTTGTTCCTAATAGAAACCAGATAGTTGTTCTTAATAATAACGATCCATCGTTTGTGCATAGAGTAACAAAGCTTAGTGCTGAGAAAACAAGATATACTATAATTGCAACACTAGGATTTAGTTCTTTGTGGAAGACAAATAAATTGAAGTCTGGGTTCTATAAGGATATACAGTTACTATGATTATATCATTAAACCCAACTTACTTGTGCAACTTTAGATGTGATTTCTGTTACCTAACGCCAGATCAATTAGCAGATAAGAATAAAATT